ATATGCCGCTTCCTCTCGAAATCTGGCTAAAAAAAGAACCAGAGGTCAAGGTAAATAAATAAAAAGGACTCTTCGGAGTCCTTTTTTTAATGTAATGAGGAAAAATGGAAAACAAAATGCTTCGAGAGATAGCAAACGACGTTCAAACACCCAAAAAACGTGATTCTAAGGTACAAAATGACCTTTATGAGAACTTAGATGATGGTGATTTCTATGAAGGATTGGATTATGACGATCAAACTCAATTAATTAGTTAAATATCCTTAATAAATAAAATATAATTCTAAATATTAGCAAATTTTATGCCTTTAGAACGGGTTAGTAGAGGTTTTAAAGACCTTAGTATGACATTTCAGAGCAATCCTTTGAATGATGATCTTATTGGGCTTAAAAATATTAATGCAATTTCCCGTTCTATTAGGAATATTGTAATGACCCTTCCTGGAGAAAAGTTTTTTGACCCAAATTTTGGATCTAGAGTATCTGGTTTACTTTTCGAGAACGTGGATGGTATAACTGCATCCCAAATTCAAGAAGAAATTGAATATTCTATTACAAATTATGAACCAAGGGTGAAATTATTGGATATAAAGGTCATTGCTGATAATGATAATTCTTTATTTGATACAATTATTGTATATGAAGTCATAGGAGCAGACGTTCCTCCGCAGCAATTACAATTCGCCTTACAATCAACTAGATAAGATGCCGTTAGTAAATTTTTCAAACCTAGATTTTGATGAGGTTAAGACTTCTCTTAAAGATTATCTTAGATCAAACTCTAATTTTACAGATTATGATTTTGAGGGATCTAACTTATCCTCTATTTTAGATCTATTAGCATATAATACCTACATTACTTCATACAATGCCAACATGGTAACGAATGAAGTATTCATTGATAGTGCTACATTGAGAGAAAATGTAGTCTCGTTAGCAAAAAATATTGGTTATCTTCCTCGTTCACGTAAAGCATCTGCTGCAACAATCAGTTTTGTAGTTGATTTAACAGGTGTTAACCCTGCTCCTGCTACAATAACACTGAATAAAGGACCAGTGGCGGCATCTGCTGGTTCAGTAGGAACTGGTTCTTATGTTTTTTCTATCTTAGAAGACATTACTGTACCTGTATATACAGATTCTAACGGAATTTCTAGTGCTTTCTTTAATGATATTAAAATTTATGAAGGAAGTGTTATATCAAACGCCTTTACATTTACCTCAATCAACCCAAATCAGAAATTTATTTTACCTAATTCGGGAATTGACACCTCTTTAATGACGGTAACGGTAAAAAATACTATAAGTTCAACAACTGGAGCAAAATATAGTGCTCAAGATAGTCTTTTTGACATTGATGGGTCTTCCAAAGTCTATTTTCTTCAAGAAATAGAAGATGAAAGGTATGAACTCTTCTTTGGAGATAATATTTTTGGTAAAAAATTAGAAGAAGGTAATTATATTACTGTAGATTACGTTGTTTCAAGTGGAGATGCTGCAAATGGAATTAGTAGTTTCACTTTTGCGGGAAAAATTTCATATATTAGAAATTCTCAGACATATTCAGTAACAACAGGCATTTCTTTATTGAGTACTGAAATACAATCACTAGGAGGAGAGAGTATTGAGAGTACTGAATCAGTTAAAAAGTTTGCTCCTTTGATTTATGCCTCTCAAAATAGAGCAGTAAGTGCAAATGATTATGAAACTTTAATTCCTGCTAAAATTTATCCTGAAACTGAATCAATTTCCGTTTTTGGAGGAGAAGAATTGGTTCCTCCTCAATATGGAAAGGTTTTTATTAGTATAAAACCAAGAACTGGTGATTTTTTACCAAATTTAACCAAACAAAATATAAAAAATAGGCTTAAAAAGTATGCAGTAGCAGGAATTGTTCCTGAAATCCTTGATTTGAAGTATCTTTATGTTGAAGTTGATTCAAAAATCTATTATAACACTAATTTAGCTCCTTCTGGTGAGTATGTTTCTACATTAGTTCAGCAAAATGCCACAACTTATGCCGAATCTACTGAATTAAATAGATATGGTGCTAGATTTAAGTATAGTAAGTTCTTAAAAGTAATTGATGAGAGTGATGCTGCTGTTACTTCTAATATTACGACTCTACAAATGAGACGGGATATGAGAGCAGTATTAAATAGTTTTGCGGAATACCAAATTGGGTTTGGAAATGAATTTTATATTAAGAATATGGGTGGTTATAATATAAAATCCAGTGCCTTTAGAATAAGTGGAATAGCACAAGATATCTATCTTTCTGATATTCCAAGTTCTAATAGAAAAACAGGATCTATTTTCTTCTTTACCCTTCCTACTCCAAATTCAACTTCTCCTACTATTGTTAGGCGAAATGTAGGATCTATTAATTATGAAAGTGGAATTATTACTTTAAATCCTGTTAATATTATATCTGGTAAACTAAAAGATGGACAAACGATAATTGAGTTATCAGCATGTCCTAAATCAAATGATGTTGTTGGATTACAGGATCTTTATTTACAACTAGATATTAGTAACAGTAATTTTGAAATGATTGTCGATGATATTGCTTCAGGGTTAGACCCAGCTGCTTCAAACTATACAGTAACTTCTAGTTATCACAACGGGAACTTAGTCAGATCATAAAATGCCACAAAATAGAGTAAAATTTAGCAACATTGTTCAAAATCAACTTCCTGCTTATGTGCAGGATGAGTTTCCATTAGTTGCGGAGTTCTTAAAAACCTATTATCAAGGACAAGAATATAAAAGTGGTCCAATTGATCTGATTGAGAATATTGATCAGTATATTAAAGTTGATGAATTAACTAATCTTACCGATTCTGTTATATTAGATACTGCATTATCATTAACTTCTACAACAATTACAGTTGATTTAACAAAATCACCTAATGGAACTAAAGGATTTCCTTCTACTTATGGATTGTTAAAAATTGATTCCGAAATTATTACATATACGGGAAAAACAGATTCATCTTTTACTGGATGTGTAAGAGGATTTAGTGGAGTTACTTCTTATGAAGCTAAATCAACTACTGATCAATTAGTTTTTGAAGAAACAAGCGTTAGAACTCATGATTCGGGATCAACTATTACTAATTTAAGTAACTTATTCCTTAAACAATTTTTATTAAAAACAAAAAGACAAATTCTTCCTGGTTTCGATAATAGAGAACTTCATTCAGACTTAGATCAAAATAATTTTATAAAACATTCTAAAGATTTTTATCTAAGTAAAGGTAGTGATAAATCATTTGAAATTTTATTTAAGGCATTATATAATGAAGATGTAAAAATTGTTAGACCAAAAGATTTTTTATTTACACCATCTAATGCTAATTGGAGAGTTACTAATGATCTTGTAGTAGAAGCTATTAGTGGAAATCCCGAACATTTAGCAGATTCTACTTTATTTCAACAACCTTATGCTGGTGGTATTAATAAGTCATATGCCCCTATAACATCCGTAGAACCTATTGATGTTGGGTATGGTCAAACTTTCTACAAGTTGAGTATAGATTCGGGATATAACAGAGATATTAGGGTTGATGGTGCGATCTATGGTAATTTTAAAGTAGAACCCACTACAAAGGTAATTGGTGCGGTTTCAGCAGGGTCTACAGTTCTTAATGTAGATTCTACGGTAGGATTTGCTGCTACTGGAGGAGATTTATATGTACCTTATGCGGATGGGACTACAGGTGTTGTTTCTTATACTTCTAAATCATTAACGCAATTTTTTGGAGTAACAGGTATAGCAGATACTGGGATAACTGCTGATATTAAGGATGCAACAACTATTGGAATTAATACTTTTTCCTATGGTCAATCTTTTTTAGATACTGATGAGACAGTACAGGTAAGAATTAATTCTGTATTAGATAAATTCAAATTTTCTGATAAAACTTATTATTATTCTGCAGGAGATAAGGTTAAATTAAAAACTTTAGGTATTTCTGATACTGGATTTAAAGCAAAAAATTGGTTTTATAATATTTCTCCTACTTATCAGGTAGAAAGTATAGAATTAGTTGATAGTTCTGATTATACTTATAAAATTACTACGAAGGTTGGTAATTGTTTTAGATATGGCGATGTTGCTACTATAATTGCTAGTGATGGTTCTGAAAAACCCACAAATATTGTTAATATCGATTCTTCCACCACTATAACAGTAAATGGACAAGGAAATATAGATCTTACTGATACTTATACTATTAAACGTAATATATTGACGGGAGAATCAAATACTTTTCCTAAGATTAATCTTTATTCTACTAATGTACAGAAT